CCCTTTTCCGACGGCGGGAAAACGGGCGGAGGGGGTAAGCGAGGAATCCTGAGGCGCGCGGGTGCGCGCAAAAATTGAATCATGCGGCGCGGGCGCAAACGACGCGCCTGCGTGAATGCCGGAGGCTGCGCCGGGCATCTGCGATATTGGGCCATCGTAATGCCTTCATCTTCCAATCCTCCTAACTGGGCACGGTTCGCCGTGCCTGGCGGAGTCCCCGGCACACTGGAGGTGATCTGTTGGCCAGAGAGGACATGATCCGGAAGGACATGGAGCTGGTCGGAACCTACAACGAGATATTCGAGCCGACGATCAAGCATCTGGCCAAGACGGAACGCGAACTCTCCCGCGCAGAGAAGGAGTGGAAGAAACAGGGCGGGCAGCGGATCTGCACCATGGTCAACAAGACCGGTGCAGAGTACACCGCCAAGAGTCCGTACTGGGCGGCGGTCGAAGATCTGCGCGCGACGGTGCAGTCTCTCCGCAATCAGCTCGGCCTGACGCCGACCGGCCTGAACAAGGCCAGGTCGAAGCTCCAGCCGACCGCGACCGGGAACAGCAAGATTGAGCAGCTGCTCGCGGCGGCACACGACCACGCCGTAGAGCAGGGCGCGCAGTATCAGCGCGACGTCGACGCCTTTGTCGAGTCGGTGCTCTCCGGAGAGTCCGGGCTGTGCGAAGACGTTGTCCTATCCTGCAAACGGTATGTCGCGGATCTCGGCTCCGGCAAGTGGGATTTCCGAGCAGAGCCGGCCAACGATATCCTCGCGATCATCGAGACGATGTTCTGCCACCAGCAGGGTGAATTCCTCGATGCGACGCCGCTGCGCGGCACGCCATTTTTTCTGCTCCCGTACCACAAGTTTATTGTCTACAACCTGATGGGCTTTTATCTGCCGGATACAAAGATCCGGCGATTTAAAGAGGCTGTGGACTTCATCCCACGAAAAAACGTCAAGACGACCTTCGCGGCCTCGCTAGCCGGAGCCCTTGCTATGTACGAGCGAGCTTCTGGCTCTAAGGTCTATGAGGTCGGCGGTGCGCTGAAACAGGCGCTCGAAGGTTTTGACTTCCTCAAATACAACTTCAACCGCCTCGGCGTAACAGTCCGGGACGATCCAAACCAGGGGCTGCGTATCATCGACAACAACATGGAGCGGTCCATTTCCGGTGACATTGGTGACGGCATGATCTCGATCAACGCCCTTGCCGCGAACCCTGACAAACAGGACTCCTTTAACTGCAACATCGTCATCGCTGACGAGGCCCACACCTACAAAAGCCCGCAGCAATATCAGATTCTGAAGGACGCAACCAAGGCGTACACCAACAAATTGGTCATCATCATCTCATCCAACGGCCCCAATGCCCGCGGCTTTTTGCTCGGCCACTTGGACTATTGCCGGAAGATCCTGCGCGGGACCGTCACCGGCAACGCGGCAGACAGCATCTTCTGCTTCCTCTGCTCCGCGCCGACACTGGAAAACGGCGACGTTGACCTGCATGATCCGGCTGTGCTGAAAGCAGCCTCGCCGGGCTGGGGCTACTCCATCCGCCCGCAGGACATGATCAACGACGCGGCTATGGCCGCTGAAAACCCGGCGCTCCGGCCGGAGTTCCTCAATAAATCGCTAAACGTCACAACGAACGCGATCAAGGCATGGTTTGACATCCAAGAGTTCCGCAAGAGCGACGAGAAGTACGACTGGAACTATCGGCAACTCGCGAAGCTGCCTATCCGTTGGTATGGCGGCACAGACCTTTCGAAGCTGCACGACCTGACGGCCGGCTGCCTCTTCGGCCACTACAAAGGCGTAGACATTATTATTCCGCACGCATGGTTCCCGCGGCCGGCCGCCATCGTCAAGGCGCAGCAGGATCAAATCCCGCTGTTCGGCTGGCAGGAGGACGGCTGGCTGGACATGACAAACGACAAGGTCACAAATCACCACGATGTGGTGCAATGGTACAAAAAACTGCGCGCCGATGGGTTTAAGATCCGCCGCATCGGACACGACCGAAAATTCTGCCGCGAATACTTCGTCGAAATGCAGAAGGAACGCTTTCCCATCAAGGATCAGCCGCAGCTGTTCACACGGAAATCCGAGGGTTTCCGCTACCTGGAGGCCAGCGCCAAGAAAGGAACGCTCTACTACATGCACGCTGAACCCTATGAGTACTGCGTGCAGAATGTCGCCGGAATTGAGAAGGCTGACGACATGGTCATGTATCAAAAAATCGAGCCAAACCTCCGCATCGACCTTTTTGATGCCTCGGTGTTCGCGGTTTGCGCTTATCTCGAAGACCTGACCGCCAGCAATAAGGCGGCAGGCTGGTATGACAAGAAAGACAAGGACGGTGATGCAGATTGAGAGTGAAGCCGCAGCGCAGAGGGATGGACCCAGCGCTGCAAAAATGGATGATCGGCGCGATCGACTCTGATACGTTGGCCGTTCCCGGTTATACCCGGTTAATTGACAGTCCGGATGTGCTTGCCGCCATCGGCGGCCTCGCTGATATCATCTCGAACGCTACAATCCAGCTCATGCGGAACACCGATGACGGCGACGTCCGCGTTCGCAATCAGCTGGCGCGCTTCATGGACATTTCCCCGTGGCGGCACGGAACGCGCAAGGATTTGATCTCCTGGATCGTCTGGACGATGCTGACGACCTCGACCGGAAGTGCCTTCCTCCTGCCGCACACGGAGCGTGGTCTCCTGAGCGAGCTGGAGCCGATGCCAGGCGCGTATGCGCTGAGCGACGATAACGGCCTGACTTACTATGTCATGTGGCAGGGACGGCGCTATACGTCCGACAGCGTACTTCATTTCAAACGCTGGCCCGACCCGGCGCAGCCCTGGCAGGGAATCGGCCTGCGGATCAGTCTCCGGGATGTGACCGCGAATCTCCGGCAGGCGGCCGCCACGAAAAAGGGCTTTATGTCCGACAAGTGGAAGCCGAGCGTGATCGTCAAGGTGGATGCGCTGGCCGATGAATTTGCCGACGAAGCAGGCCGCAAACGGCTGGTCGATCAGTATATGTCCGGCAGCTCCGCAGGCGAGCCGTGGGTGATCCCGGCAGAGCTGATGGAGGTGCAGCAGGTCAAGCCCCTGAGTTTGACGGATCTCGCCATCAAGGACAGCGTAGAGCTGGACAAACGTGAGGTCGCGTCGCTGGTCGGTGTGACGCCGTATATGGTCGGCGTCGGCAGCTATTCCGATGCGGAGCACAACCACATGATCCGCACCACAGCAGTCACGATCTCCAACATCATCTGCCAGGAGCTGACGCGAAAACTGCTGATCTCCGAGGAGATGTATTTCCAGATGTCCACACGCCGGCTTTACAGCTACACGCTGCAGGAGCTGGCCAGCGTGGCCGACGATCAGTACATCCGCGGCCTGATGGACGGCAACGAGGCCCGCGATTGGCTCGGCCTCAGCCCGCGCAAGGGCCTGAACGAGCTGGTCATCCTCGAAAACTACATCCCTCGCGGTATGATCGGCAACCAGAAAAAACTAGAAGGAGGCGACGGCAATGCCGAATGAACGCCAGCAGCGGCAGGTGCGCTGCGTAGCCCAGCAGTTCCAGACGCGCTCGGCCAACGATGATTTGTTCATCGAAGGTTATTTCTCCGTCTTCAACAGCGAATACCCGCTTTGGGAAGGCGCGAGCGAAATCGTAAAGCCGGGCGCTTTTACCAATTCCGTCTCCGGAGATGTCCGGGCGCTCATCAACCATGATTCCAGTCTTGTGCTCGGCCGGACGAAGGCCGGAACGCTGACGCTGCGGCAGGATGAGCGGGGCCTCTGGGGCAGCATCAGAATCAATCGGGACGACGTCGACGCCATGAACCTCTACGCCCGCGTCCAGCGGGGTGACGTTGATCAGTGCTCGTTTGGATTTGACATCAAGCGTGAAACCTTTGTGGATCTCGGCGGCGGGAAATGCCGCTGGGAAATTGAAGAGGTCGATCCTCTCTACGAGGTGTCTGTCTGTACGTTTCCGGCCTACACGGAGACGTCCGTCAGCGCCCGCAAGCAGGATCTGGCCGAAATCGAACGCCGCCGCGCCGAGGCATGGCGCAGCGAGATGAAAAAGAAACTTGGAGGTACAGAGTAAATGGCACTGAAAGTATTGATGCTGCGCAGCCGGTTGACTCCGCTGCTGGCTGAGCTTCAGGCGTTTGAGACCACCCGCGCTGGTTTTGCCGCCCGCGAGGCAGATCTCGAACGTGACATTGCAGACGCGCAGACCGACGAGGAACGCAGCGTCGTTTCGGCGGCTGTGGACGCATTTGAGCAGGAGCGCAGCACGAATGCCGCAGAGATTGCCCGCGTGCAGCAGGCAATCGACGCGATCAACGATGAGATCCGCAGTCTGGAGGACGCGCAGACGCCGCCTACGGCCTCTCAGCCGGACAATGACCCCGGCGCAACAAATCATAAAAGGAGTGTGCAGCCTATGCCCATTATCGACACCGAGCACCGCTGGTTTGGACTTTCCTATCAGCAGCGCGACGCCCTGCTTGCGCAGGACAGCACGAAGGAATTCCTTCAGCGCTTCCGCCAGCTCCGCGCCCAGCAGAACAGCGCGACCGGCGCTGAACTTGGCATCCCGACCGAGTTCATGCAGATCCTCCGCGATCTGACATATCAGAATTCCAAGCTGTGGCCGTATATCCACAGTGAGTCCATCCGCGGGAATGCCCGCCAGAACATCGTCGGCACTGGTGCCGAGGCCGTCTGGTCGGAAATGCTCGCCAACATCAACGAGATCACGCTCGATTTCACGCAGCTCGAAATGGACGGCTATATGCTCGCCGGTTATATGGCGATCTCCAACGCCGTCTTGCAGGATGACTCCGACCTCCAGCTGCTGACGAGCATCCTCAACGCCATGGGCGAGGCGAATGCCCGCGCGATGGACAAGGCCATTGTCTACGGCACCGGCAAGAAAATGCCGGTCGGCTTTATCACCCGCCTTGCCGCGTCGGCCAAGCCCGATTGGTGGAACAATGATCAGGGCGATTTCTCCGATCTGCATTCCAGCCATATCCTCAAGCTGGATATCGACTCCACGTCTGGCGCGGCCTTCTTCGGCACACTGATTGAATCGCTCGGCATCGCCGACCCGAAGTATTCGGACGGCCGCGTGTTCTGGGTGATGAACCGGAAGACGCATATTAAGCTGATGGCGAAGGCACTGGCCTTTGATGCTTCCTCCGCTCTGGCCGCCGGCATCAACAACACGTTCCCCATCATCGGCGGCGATATCGTTGAGCTGGAATTCATGGCCGACAACGACATCGCAGGCGGCTTCGGCAGCCTGATGCGCATGGTCGAGCGCGAGGGTATGTCCATCGCGTCCTCGGACATTCCGCTGTTCCTGCGGAACATGACCGTCTTCCGCAGCATCGGCCGCTACGACGGCAAGCCCGCCCGCGGCGAGGCGTTCGTGCTTGTGAACTTCCACAACACGCAGCCGACCACCTCGATCTCCTTCGCGCCGGATCTCGCAAACGAAAAGCTCGGCACGCTGATCGTCACGACTGCGGCCGGCACCGGCACTTCCGGCGACACCACCGTCACCGTTGCGGGCAACGGCTCCGGCAAGCTGATGTATCAGGTCGGCGGCCAGGCCGTGCCGGTCTCCAGCGGTGAGAAGCTTGGGAAGGACTGGGCGGCGCTGCCCACGAACAAGACCGTCAAGGGCACCACGACCGGCGCGACCATCACGGTCGTTGAGGTTAACGCTGACGGCAAGGCCGTCGCTGCTGGCTCCGGCAGCGTGACCGCCAAGGCGTAAGAGAGGGGGGCTGTGGAATGTCAGCAGACCTGCGTCTGACTTACATGAAGGTTGATCTTGGCATTTTGTCGTGCGCTGATCAACAGGAGCTTTATATGCGCGGTCTGCTGACCACAGCCGAATCCTTTGTCCGCCGGCGCGGCATCACGCTGGCGGACGACAGCGACGAGGATGACATGCTGGTCGGCTCCGTAGCCGCGTGGATGTATCGTGCCCGCGGCAACACTGAGCGGGCGGCACTCCCCCGGAATCTTGACATCATGATCAAGGACCGGCTGTGCCACGAGAAAATGAGGGACGGCGGATGATCTACGACAAGATTTTGACGATCTATACGCTGCTCCCTGGTCGGTCTCCTGCCGTGCGCAAGCTCAAGGCCGTCAGCCAGCACTTTTACTGCGAGCGCACGGTGTACGCATCCCGGTTTTACGCCGGGAAGCAGGCCGGGCAGAAGCTCGTGCGCATGGTGTCCATGCCGCGCAGCGTCTTCGAAGCACCGATCGAGGCTGACCAGTACTGCACACTGGAGGACGGCCACGTCTATCGCATCGACCAGGCGCAGCGCGAACAGGATGCCGACGGCCTCGACATCAACACGTTAAGCCTTGCGGAACCGGAGGGGAAATATGAGCTATTCCAAAATTGAGAACGCGCTCAAGACCGTCCTGCCGGACGCGGTCTACAAGGTACAGGCCCCGGAGACGACAAACGACGGCGAGCAGCTGCTCCGCTATCTGGTCTGGACGCCGACCGGCGAGCGCTACGCCTACGCCAACGGCCGCCCATTCGCCACGATCTATCAGGCCGTTGTGACCGTGGCCACGCAAACCGAAGATGATACGCTCCCCGCCGAAGTCTCAAAGGCTTTGGCGGATGCGCATATCGCGATGCAGATGCCGGAGCACTCCTACGACGTCGAGACAGCCACCTACTACACGGACATTCCCTGTGAGGTGATCTGATGGCGCAGATGGAGACCGACGGCATTGAAGAGGCCATCCGGCAGCTGAATAAGGCCGATCTATTTACCGACGAGAACGTGAAGCGGATGCTGACAGCCGGCTCCGAGGTTATGCTGTCCTCTGTAAAATCCGCCTTCGTGGAGTCCGGACATAACAACCCCGGCCGCCAGCGGCGCACCGGCGAGACGCTGCGGCATATCACAAAAGCCCGCGTCGTCCGGAAGGACAAAAACGGCGTCCCGTATATGTTCGTCACGATCCATGGGAAGGACAAACGTGGGCAGCGGTACGGCACAAAGGGTTTCGTGCTGAACTACGGCCGGCGAACCGGCGGCAAGATCCCGGCAGACTATTACTGGTCGACCGCGGTACACAACACCTGGCAGCAGGCCAACGACAAAATGTCCGACGTCGCTGCCGACATTCTGAAAGGAGAATGACATGCCTGAATTTGATCTTCGCGGCATGAAGGTCGCGAAATACAATTACGACAAAACGCAGAAGAAAATCAGTTATGACACGCCGATGTCCATGGGCGACGCAATGACGGCGAACCTCGAACTCAAGTTCGCGGAGGGACGTCTCTATGCCGAGTCAGCGCTGGCCGAGTACATGAAGAAGGTCACGGGCCTGACGGTCAGCCAGGGCGTGAAGTACATCCCGGACGAGACGCAGAAGCTGCTTTTCAAAGCGTATGAGCTGAGCCGTTCGGTCGGTTCCGGCTCGCCCAAGACCGTGAAGAGCATGGCCTACGGCAAGACCTCGACCGGTCAGTACGTCGGCAGCGGATTCTATGCGCCGGATATGATCGACGGCGTGGAGAAGTTCACGGCCATCTTCGTCCACAAGACGCTGTTCGGCCCGCCCAGCAAGACGCTCCAGACCATGGGCGAGCAGATCAACTTCCAGACGCCGACGACCTCCGGCGAAGCGCTGGTCGATGACGCAGGCCACTTGATGGAGTGGGAATCGTTTGACACCGAGGCCGAGGCCATTGCATGGCTCGACGCCTGCTTCACGACGGAACCGACCGTCGTCACGGAGGGAGGATAAACCATGGATCTCCGTTTGAAAACGCTGCCGTTTGAGTATGGCGGCCACACGCTCCAGCTCTGCTGCAATTTCAACGTGCTGGCAGATCTTCAGGCGGCCGGCGAACTGGAGGAACTGCTCGATGAAGAGCGCTCCTTCCGGAATTTCACGCGGCTGCTCGCGGCGCTGGTCAACGAGGCCGCAAACGCTGCCGGGCTGGATCTCTCCGTCACGGATCGCGAGATCGGCCGCGCGGTGAGCTGGAAGGAGTTCCGCCGCATCCAGGGCGATGTGTTCGGCCTGCTGTTCTCAGCGGTCCTGGATCCGGACGATGACGAGGCGGAACAGCCCGAAGAAGAAACGACCGAAGAAGAAACGACCGAAGAAGAAACGACCGAAGAAGAAACAAAAAACGTGGAGACCAAGGAAGCGGCAGCGACGGCCTGAACTTCGCTTGGTATCTGAATATCTGGATCAATGTCCTGCATAACGACGAGGCCGTTTTCTGGCGGACAATGACGCCGGCGCGGTGCGTAGCGCTTTACCGTGAGTTTTTCAAGCTCATGGGCGCACCGAGCCGGCGTTTCGTTTCTGAGGGTCCTGCGGAGCCGGAGAAGCCCGCCCGCTTGTCGTTGTCGGCATATCTGATGGGAGGTGGCGGTTGATGGCTGCCCCGAGTATCAACACAAAAGTCAAAATGGATGGCGAGCGCGAATACAAGGCTGCGCTGGCCGAGATCAAGAGCGGACTGAACGTTCTGAAATCCGAGCTGAATCTCGCGTCCGAGCAGTTTCGGGATAACGCGGACAGCGTCGAAGCGCTGACCAAGAAAAACGACATCCTCGACCGCACGATCCTGACGCAGAAGGAAAAAATCGAGCAGATCGAAAAGGCGCTCCAGTCCTCGGCCTCCGCCTACGGCGAAGCCGATGAGCGCACCAATCGCTGGAAAACGCAGCTTAACAACGCACAGGCCGAATTGGTCAAGATGGAGCGTGCATTGAAGGATAACGAGGACGCGCTCCAAAAAGCACAGAGAGAGGCAGACGGCACGACGAACGCTTTTGGCAAGCTGAAAAAAGCTCTGTCCGACACCAAGGAGCAGGGCGGCGGCATCAAGGGCCTGTTTGCCAATCTCAAGGAGGAGTTCTCCGGCAACAACGAGGTCATGCGCGGCCTCGGTGACGCGCTGACGGACGTGTCCGGCAAATTTGGCATCCAGCTTCCAGAGGGCGCACAGAAGGCCGTGCAGTCTCTCAACGGCATCCATGCAGGTGCGGCTCTGGCTGTGACCGGTCTCGGCCTTGTGGCCGCTGCCGTGGTCAAGGCCGAAAAGGCCCTCGTTGACATCACGAAAGAGGCAGGCGCTGCGGCGTCTGAAATTCTGAAGCTGTCCTCCGTCACTGGGCAGTCAACCGAGTCCATTCAGGAGTTTGACTATGCAGCCGAAATGATCGGTGTTTCGTCCGACCGCATCCGCGACTCTCTCAAAGAGACCACCAACAAGATGCAGGAGGCGCGGGACGGCAATGAAGCTACCGCCGCCGCTTATGCCAAGCTCGGCGTGGCCATCACGGACGCGGACGGCAATCTCCGCAGCGCCGAGGATGTGTTTTACGACACCATCGACGCGCTCGGCCAGATGGAAAACCGCACGGAGCGCGACGCCGTTGCAATGGACCTCATGTCGGAATCCGCGCAGGAGCTGAATCCGCTGATCGACGCGGGCAGCAACGCGCTGAAACAGTACGCGGACGAAGCGCACGACATGGGCTATGTGCTCGACAATGACGCGCTGACCTCGCTGAAAGCCGTAGACACCGGCTTCCAAACCTTGCAGAAGACACAGGAGGCCGTCAAAAATCAGATGGCCGCCGAGTTTGCGCCGTACCTGACAAAAGCGCTGGAGGACATCCGAGAGCTGATCCAGAAGGTCGGCAAGACGCTGGTCGAGTCCGGCGCAGTCGATGCCTTCGGCAGTATCCTCGAATCTTCCGTTGCGCTGCTGGAACCGCTCGGTTCGTTGATCTCCGCTGTCCTTCCGGCTTTGACCGCAGCGTTGAAACCGATCGCAGAAACGGTTGCCCTGATTGCAGACACAGCCAACGTTATTGTCGGCCTGTTTACGTTCAACGGCGATAAGATCAGGACTGCACTCGGCCTGAACGCCAGCACTGGCCAGCTCAGCAATATGCAGAGGGCAAGCGGCGCTTACAACGGCTACCGCTATTCGCAGTCCGCCGGCTGGATTGCCGAAGGAACGTATACAGACGCGGAGCTGCGGTCGATGTATAACAGCGAGGTTTCCGCTGGGACGGCGCAAGGGACATTTGAGGCATGGAAAAATGCCGGGTCGTGGCGTAGGAACGCCAGCGGCACAGACTGGTTCCCCGGCGGGCGGACGCTGCTGAGCGAGCACGGCGCAGAGACCGCGATCCTGCCGCAGGGCACGCGCATCCTGACCGCGCAGGAAACGCGTCAGACCGGCGGCGATACTTACAACATCACGATCGACGCCCACACGGTGCGGGAGTTTGAGGATATTCTCCGCATTGTGCAGGAGCGCCGTAGAGTGGTTCGGATGGGAGGGATGTAAATGGCGACCGTAACCATGTACGCAAATCAATCTGCAAAAATAGCCATATCCAATCCCACAACAAATTACAGCAGCGATACCAGTGTAACTGATGGGAATCTGCTCATTTCTTTCTCCGGTTTCCCGGCATCGGAAAAATTTAAGGCTATCACGCGTGCATCCGTGGCTATTTACGCAAATCTTGCGTATGGGACAGACGGACAGTCATGTGCGGCATCCGCTGATTTTCTGGCAGAATCCTTTGCTGAAAAAAGTGTAACGTATAACACTGCGCCTAAGACAGACGCGCTCGGAAGCGTCCGTGTCTCTGCCTATGTTACCGGCGATGGCAAATATGCAACTGGGAATGTCCTCGGAATTGGTTTGGAGCACCTGCGAAGCCTCCTTGTGTATGGACTTAAGGTTTCTCCGCCGTATCGAATCGCATTCCAAACATCCCGTGGCAGCAACAAACCATATATCAGCGTGGAATATTCCGATGAAATCGTTGGACTGTCGCTGTCAAGCCTCGCCCCATCATCCGGGTCTATTGTCCCCGCAAATGTCACAACATTCTCATGGGCTGAAGCCGCGACTGGCGTATGCTACGAATCAATTACAAGAGCATCCGCAAAATTTCGCTGGCGCAAATCTGCCTCCGACACAGTCAAGGAGATCGCCGTGCCTGGCACGGCCACTTCCATCACCATTCCGGCGAACACCTTCTCCGGTGACAGCATCCAGTGGCAGCTCAGCGTGACCGCGAACAGCGGCGTCACTACGACCTCCGATTGGATGACGCTCTCGCTGACCGACGTAGAACCCACAGCCGTTGCGGTCGCACCTGACCGGGCTGTGCTCGACGGAGCGTCTGACAACGTATTCAAGTGGGAGCACGTCATTTCGACCGGCACAGCCCAAACAAAGGCCGAATTGCAGCAGAGCACGGACGGCAGCACATGGACGGCGCTGGCAACCGTCACCGGCGCGGCCAACACATGGACGGCTCCTGCCGGAACATTTACCTCTGGCACAAAATACTGGCGCGTGCGGACCTACAATTCCAAGGGCGCTGCGGGCGCATGGAGCGCTGCCACGCAGTTTATTGTGCTGGCCGCCCCTGCAACACCGCCCGTGTCTATCGTGTCCACAGAGCCGCGCCCGGAGATCCGTTGGCAGTCGGATGAACAGCAAGCCTACCAAGTCGAGATCGACGGCGTCTATGCCTCCGGCACGCGCTTCGGAACCGGAAAAACGTGGAAGGCACCGTTCTATCTGGCTGACGGCAATTACACCGTCCGCGTCCGTGTGCAAAACGAATATGGTTTCTGGTCTCCGTGGGGCGTGGCGGCGCTTCCGGTCACGAACGTACCGGGCGGCACGATCACGCTGACGGCCGAGGGCGGCATCGACGCGGTGCTCAGCTGGGCGGCGGGGAGCTTTGACTACTATCTGGTCTACCGGGACGGCATGGCCATTGCGAAGGTCACGGAACCAATCTACACCGACGCAGCCAGCATTGGTGGTGTGCGCTATCAGGTGCGCGGCTGCTACGACAACAGCGACAATTACAGTCTGTCCGAGGCTGTGGAGGTCACGGTCAGCACAGAAAAAGTCCGACTCTACGACATGGAGCGCGGCGAGTGGCTGAATTTCCTCTATGATTCTTCGGCACACCGCAGCACGGGTCTGAGCCTGTCCCAGGACATCCAATATGTCCAGCTCTCCGGGCACACCTACCCGGTCGCCGAGCGGAGCGAATTTAAGTCCCGCGCGCTGCGGATCACCTGCGTCTGCGCGGACGACGCGGAGCGGCAGGCTTTCCGGGCACTGCTCGGACACCTGACCTGCTGCAAGACGCCGGAGGGCAACATGACCATCGGCTACCCGGCCAGCATCTCGGAAAGCTCCGATGATTTCTTCAGCACCTATTCTTTCACCATCGAGCAGATCGACCGAAAGGAGGAAATCGACCTTGATTCGTGACATCTCCTACCACGTCAACGTCCTGCGCAACGGAGCCGAGTTTGCCCGGCTCCATTGGCGCAGCGGCGACAACCCCAACATCATGGTCAACAAGGATGCCGAGATCAAAGGCAGCTTCTCCGGGCGGTTCTACGTCCCCGACACGGTCGATCTGCTGTCAGACGAGCTGCAGCCCGTCATGCAGCTGAACGGCGTGGAGACGCCGCTGGGCGTCTTCCAGACGGCCACTCCGAGCCGCGCAACCGACCGCTACAACACGGTCGTCCAGATCGAGGCATACGACCGCTGCTGGCGGCTGCAAAACCAGCGCACGGAGAACATCCTGCACATCGCCGCCGGTACGTCCTACATTACGAAGATCCGCCAGATGCTCACGGAGGCCGGGATCGGGCTGGTCATCGCGGCTCCATCCACAGCCACGCTCCAGACAGACCGCGAGGATTGGGAAATCGGTACGACCTATCTGTCCATCATCAATCAGCTTCTGGCCGAGATCAATTACAGCGACGTGTGGTTCGACGGCAGCGGCATCGCGCATTTGGAGCCGTATGAACAGCCCAGCGCCGACCGCATCGATCATGCCTATTCCGATACCGATGTCGTCCACGCACAGCCGATCGGGCCGGATCACAACGACGAGACGGACATTTTCAATGCGCCGAACGTCTTTGTCCGAATCTGCAGCAACCCGGATCTCGACGCCGACATGGTGGCCACGGCGGTCAACGAGTCCCCGACGTCCAGCACGTCCACGTTCAAACGCAAAATGCGCATCGTGGATGTGCAGCGTGTGGACAACATTGCGAGCCAAGATGAGCTTCAGGCCGCCGCAGACCGCGCCCGGAATGAATCCATGTTAGCGGCACGAACCATCACATTTCAGACACTTAATGAGCCGGGCCACGGCGTCGGGGACATCATCTCCATCGACGACCCGGAACTGGCTGGAATCTACGAGGAGACCGGCTGGTCGCTGACCATGGCCACCGGCCAGATGATGCAGCACACAGCGAAAAGGACGGTGATTGCATGATGGATCTGTTTACGGCCACGCTGGAGAGCCCGCAGGAATCGCCGCTGCTCTCGCTGGCGACCATCGGTGCGAAGTACACGGACGGCGTATCGCTGATCTTCCCCGGCCAGACCGAGGCAACTGCGAAGCACTACCGCTGCAATCCGGATGTCACCTTTGCCGCCGGAAACCGCGTCCTGATCGCCCGCGTCAGCGGCAGCTATGTGGTGCTGTGCAAGGTCGGCAAGCCAAAGTAAGGAGGTAGCTATGAGCCTAAAAATCATGCAAGGCGACCAGTACGCCATTGTATTTACTGGGACGCAGGACGGCGCTCCGCTCGACCTATCCAAGATTGAGATGATCGAGTTCATCGTTGGGAAGCTGCGCAAAATCTACCCCGGAGAGGTCACGACGGACACGGACGGAAACTTCCTGTTCCCTCTGACGCAGGAGGAAACCTTTCAGTTCAAATCCGCTTCTCAGGCCGTTCAGATCCGCGTCAAGTTTACCGGCGCGGAGCCGGTGGTCATCGGCACCAGCATTGAGGGCATCCGCGTGAGCGATTCCATCAGTAAGGTGGTGCTGTGATGGTCCACTTTGACATCGGCGGGAAGCCGAGCATCCAATTCAGCCTGCCGCCCTTGCGGGTGTCACCCGGCGGCAGTGGCGGCGGCAACGTCTCATCCGCGCAGATCAACACCATTGTAGTCCTCGACCGGGCGGAATATGACGCGCTGGCCGTCAAGGACGCGAAGACACTGTATCTGATTCGGGGGTGACGGAATGATCACAGTCGGAGAAGAGCAGCTCAAGGAGTTGTTTGTCGGCGAGATGGGCATCAAGAATGCCTGCATCGGCGAAGAACCCATCTATACCCGCCCGGGCGGATATTTATACATCGAACTGAGCGAAAAAAAAGGGGCATAACCTATGGCAAGTTTTTTCAATCTAATTCTTGATACGCTTGCACCGTCTGGGTTGACACTGAAGCTCAACAACGGCGCGACGTATGCAACCAGCAACACCGTCACCGCAACGATCACGCTGACGGATGAAACCAAGACCGGCTACCAGATGAAGCTCTGGGGCATCAAGGCGGCTGCAACGGAAGAGGACGCATCGTGGGAAACCTTCGCGGCCAGCAAGTCTATTGTCCTGACGGACGGCGATGGACTGAAAACCGTACATATCAAGGTGCGGGATGACGTCGGCAACGAAACGGCTGCGGTCACAGCTTCCATCACGGTCAACACTGCGGTTCCGGTGGTCACGATCACTGGCCCCGACAAGGCCAGAATCTCCAAAGTCTCTGGCTTCGACACCTGCGCATTCTCCTTCACGTCCGATGTGGACTTTGAGGAGTACACTGTGCGCGTTGTGCCGAGCACCAGCAGCCTCCACGACGCCGGTACGCAGATTACCACCACTGGCGGTTCCAGCAACACCAGCGGCACGGCTGGCGGCTACAAGAAGGCCACGGCGATCAATGTCACCATCAAGGGCGCCGACCTTGCGACGGCATCCTCCGGCGACGGCACGAAGATCATCAAGGTCTTTGTCAAGAACGCCGCCGGGACTTGGAGCGTGGCATAATGGCCGCGCCGGGACTGACGTTCACCATCACGGGGAATAAGATTTCGGCAGTCTCCGGTTTCGATTCCATCACCGTCAAGTTCTCATCGGACATCGCCTACACGGCCTTTGAATGCCGCGCGACGAAAACCGGCGAGGACTGGGGGCGAGGGAAAGGGGCGCTCATTGCGTCCTTTTCCCAGACCCCGGCGGGGACGGAGCGAACCTTTGAGGTCTACGACGATTTTCTCCTGAGCGGTGACGGAGAATATCGAATCTCCCTCTACGCACAGGGCGCGGATGGAAGTTGGAACGACAACTATGGTTTTGTGCCGTCCGGCACGACCAAGACCATGCTGACGGCAGACGGCAAGGAATTTCTCTGCATGAAGGAGTGATTTTATGGCAGACCAGTACAACAGTGCGCACACCGGCGCAGAGATCGATCAGGCGGTGTCTGACGTCCAGAACAACAAGGCCGCATGGAGCGCGAAGGAGCTGCCCACGGTCACTGCTTCGGATAATGGAAAATTCCTGCGTGTTGTTTCCGGCGCATGGGCGGCTGTAGAGATCGCAAACGCGAATGGAGGTAGCTTCTGATGGCAGAGCTTTTGACAAACACAACCGACCTGATAAAGGTTGCCGCAGCTATCCGGGAAAAAGGCGGCACATCTGACCCGCTGGTCTACCCGGACGGATTTGTGACAGCGATTCAGGCCATTCAGACCGGCACGGAATTGAAGATCGTCGTGTCTGTGACATCTGGTGCAACTGTTACCGCGACGAAAGGAAGCAAGGTCGTGAGCGGCACATCAGTCAATGGAACGTGTACGCTTACTGTGCCGGAGGCCGGTACATGGAGCGTATCTGCAAAACTGGGAATACAGACTTCTGACACGCAAATGGTTAGTCTTGCTGATGAATACTCGGCAACGCTGTTGTTCTTGGGACCGTTAAATGACAACGATTGGGAGACCATTCGTTCTGTCTCAGATGCAGGACAAGGCGCGAACTATTGGAGTGTTGGAGACCGCAAAGCGGTCACACTGAACGGCACAGTTGGTGCACTGACACTGTCTAACTTCACGACGTATGCGTTCATCATCGGATTCAACCATAATTCCAGTCTTGAGGGTACAAACCGCATCCATTTCCAACTTGCGAAGACCGCCCTCTCCGGCGGTACGGACGTTTGCTTCTGCGACAGTTCCTATAACTCGACCGTCTCGGTGACCGGCTATTTCTCCATGAACAGCAGTCAAACAGCCGTCGGCGGTTGGGAAAGCTCACAAATGCGTACAAGCATTTGCGGAACGAGCCTCTCGAGCTATTCCGGGACGATTATCGCAATCATTCCTGAGGCGCTCCGTGCGGTGCTGAAATCCGTGACGAAGTACACAGACAATATGGGAAACGGAGACCAGACCGCAAGCGCAGTCACGGCAACAACAGATTACTTTTTTCTGCTGTCCGAGTACGAGGTATTCGGGAGAAACGCACGAGCAAACAGAAACGAAGGCACCAAACAAGCGCAGTACACCTATTATTCCGCCGGAAATAGCAAAACCAAGTACAAGCACAGCGCGACAAGCACAGATGCCGATTGGTGGTCCCGTTCACCTCTTTCGGGAAGCACCACGCAGTTCGTGCTTGAGTCCGGTCAACGCCCCGTGTTTGAACGCGCGAACTATTCGCTCGGCTTCGCGCCCGGCTTCTGTGTATAGGAGGGAATTGTGGATTACATCACATACAGACGCTTCAAGGGGAAAAGTCTTTCTGGAGAAGTCAACATTCCATTCGGCACAGTCTTACAGGAACGTGATGGTTTCCTCTATCTCAGCGAAAAGCCGATCTGCTGCGTGACGAGTGAAAATGGCTGGGAGCACTTCCGGCCACTGACCGATGAGGGAAAATACCGGCAGGATATGCTAGAAAAGCTCTACCGCTGGTATACAAAGCACGGATGCGGTGAGGACTTTGTAGATGAGCTGTGGCCGGGACAGGAAAACGGCTATTGGAAGAACCGGCTGCGGACGGCAAGCACGGAACGGTTGAAACAGATCTATTTTGAGAAATTCGGGGTGATGCCATGTATGCAGTAAAAAAGGAGGGCGTATTTGCCGGGTATGCGGACAGCATTGTATTGATCCGGCTGCACGGCAACGGATGTTATGTACCGTGCAAGGAAGATCAGGCAGAAGGATTTTGCGCGAAGATGGCCGTGACGCTTACTGACAAGGAAGGAACTGAGTATCAGACACTGTCTGATACGGTGTTCCGGCTTGCGGGAAAGTTGCTAAAAGGCACGGAGCCGGAGGGCAGCTATGAGGAAATGGGCGCGGCGATCCCACTGACAGACGCGGAGAACGCGATCAATATTTTACTGGGGGTGAGCGAATGACGCAGACAGAACGCGCAAGACAGCTGCGGCCCTATATCGTCAAGGCTTCGGCCAGCCTGACGGATGCGGACGCCGTGAAGGCAAAGGAGCTGTATGACCGCTGGGCGGCAGGAATGTCCGTGGAGGTCAACGACCGGCTGGTCTATGCAGACAGGCTCTATCGCGTGACACAGGCCCACACGACACAGGAGGGCTGGGAGCCGGACAAGACACCGGCGCTGTTTACCGTCATCGACGAGACCCACGCGGGCACACAGGACGACCCCATCCCCGCCGCGAAGGGCATGGAGTACACCTACGGACTTTACTACACAGACCCGGAGGACGGAAAGCTCTACCTCTGCGAGAGGACAGGGGAGCAGGCCGGCGGCAAGGTGACGCTGCAGTTTTTGCCCCATGAGCTGGTGGGGCTGTATTTTACCGAAGTATAAAGGAGAAAAGAGATGGATGAGGGGATTCAGGCAAAGATCGTGGAGATCGACCAGCGCTCCAAAAGCAACACGCACCGCATCAACGACCTAGAGGAGGATAACCGGGCGCTGCATCAGCTGGCGACATCGGTGGAGGTGCTGGCGACGAAGCAGGAGACGATTGAGGCCAATGTCAGCGAGATCAAGGATGATGTGAAGAGCCTCAAGGCCATTCCGGGCGGGAAATGGGAGGCGCTGGTCAAGGCGGCCCTCACGGCCATTGTGGGGGCGCTGGTCGGCTTTGCGCTGGCTCATGCGGGGATCGTGTGATGGAGACGTCGAAGAAGCTGCTGATTGGCAGCGCGGCGGCAAGCGTCGTTTGCATTATCCTGAATGTGCTCGGCGTGCTGAGTGTGGAGGTCACGTTGGCAGTCATCGGATTTGCGACGGCGATTGGGATGTTTTACCTCTGGAAGGCAAAGAATGAGAACAGAAGTAAATACGCAATCAAGTACATCAAGAGCCTGCCGGAAACGTATACGGCAGAGGAAAAGGCACGGTTTTTGGAGATCGTGCTGAAGGACTGAAAGGAGCAAACTATGGACTACACAGAAATCATTTCGGCGGTGATCGCGCTGATCTCGGCGCTGGTATCGGCATTTTTGATCCCGTGGATCAAGGAGCGCGTCGGCGCGGACAAACTCAAAAAGTGGCAGGCGTATGTGGAGATCGCGGTCAAGGCGGCGGAGCAGCTCTACAATGCCAACGAGGGCGCCGAGAAAAAGGCGTATGTGCTGCAATACCTCGCCGAGAGAGGCATCAAGTTTGATTCTGATACCGTGGATAAAATGATTGAATCTGCGGTGCTGACGCTCCACCATGAGCTTTATGGAGGTAGCGATGGCACTGAAAATTAACGATACCATCCGGGCAACGAGAGTGGGCGGCAGGCGGCCGCTCTCGGCCATCCGGGCCATCGTGTTCCACTACACGGCCAATACCGGTCTGCACGCGACGGCGCTTGGCAATGCCCGGTATTTCGCGAACGGCTCCGAGGGGCGCGCTGCGTCGGCACATTTCGTGGTAGACGAGGGCGATACCGTTTATCAGTGTGTGCCGCTGGACGTGGTCGCATGGGCCGTGGGCGACGGCAGGAGCGGCAAATTCGGCAAGGTGTACGGCAACTACAACACCGTCAGTATCGAGATGGTGAGCCACACGGACGCTTCTGGCAAGTATTATATCCCGGAGGCGACGATGAAAAACGCGGCGCGGTTGTATCAAATGCTGCTGAAGCAGCTTCCGAACGTGCAGGCGGCAATCCGACACTACGACATTTCGATGAAGCTGTGTCCGCTGCCGCTGATTGACGAAACGAAGTGGGCGGACTTTAAGAAGCTCTTGGAGGAGGTGGACGAAGTGGTCACAAAGGCAAAGATGATCATTGACGGCAAGGAGATCGAGGTCGAACGGATCTTAAAGGACGGCACGAACTACATCAAGATCAGAGATATTGCAAAGGCGCTGGATCTCGAAGTTAGCAACAAGGGCAATGTCCCGATCCTGAATCATAAGCAGTAGCGCCCCTGTGTGCCGCGCCACCCGGATTGGAGGTGGTGATGATCAGCGCGAGGGTGCGGATTCCGGATGACTTGACCGGCCTGCTGCAAGGCGAGTGGGAGCAGATCATAGCACAGGCAGGTTACAGTGAGCAGGACGCGGAGATCGTCCGGCGCTATGTCATGGACAAGACGCCGCAAATTGATGTTGCGGTGGAGCTGGACATGGCGCGGAGCACAATCACCCGCAGACTGCCGCAGATCTACGCACGAGCGCGGCACACGGCAGCAAAGCTGCGAATGATAAAAACTTAAAAGGAAAACAGCTGCGTTTTCCACATACTAGATGTTGTGTTTCAGAAAATGCCCCCGGCAGGAGAAATCCTGTCGGGGTGTTTTTATGACTCATGCGCCTCCAGATAGTCACTGATCCAACCGCGGATCAGCTCATTCGGCGTGGTTCCGTTGGCCCTTGCGGTGACCTTAAAGTCGTCCGCGATCTCCCGCTTGATCTTACAGGAGATCACGGACATATTTTCTGCGTCCCATTTGTTGCGGGCGCGGCGCTGGGTGTCAGTTGGCATAGTAGTATACCTCCCTCGCGCAGATATCTGCAGCGTCTAGCGCCGCAAGCATGAGGTCGGCGGCGTTGACGCCAAGGACGCCGGAGATGGACGCAAGGACCGCGTCGATCTCCTCCGGGGCGTCGATGGACGCGTCGGCCATCGTACCGCCGACAAAGCGCCAGTGATAACCGTCGGCAATCACGTCGACGTAGTACCGCGAGCCGAAGTCGCCGCAAGAGGTGTTGTCAACCTCTACGGTGACGAGCTGGCCGTTAACATCGGCCACGATGCCGCCGGCATACTGCCAGTAGCCGCCGCCATTGCTGGCGGTATCGGGATCGTATGCGGGGTTGGTTGCCCAACCCCAAGCGGATAAGATATTAAACATTGCGGTGTCGATGCGGTTTTCAACGGCGTTTCGAATGATCTTGTCGATGCTGGTCTGTTTCATTTTTATGTACCTCCCTAATTTGTTTTGGTTGATCTCTATGGTCTTATTATATACGGTAATACCGTATATGTCAAGAGGCTTTTAAAATATTTTTTACGATGCGTCAGAAATGCTACATAAATGCGCCACTCATGCTACCTTCGCGCGTCCCTTGGAAAGTCAAAATCCTTCATACTGAACGTAGGAACTGGCCAGTTCACTACATTTTTTGGAGGGAAACTCTATGGAATACGCAAGCAACGGCAAGGCCAATGCGGCCCTGACCACTGGCATCATCGGCACGGCGGGCTTCGGCGCGCAGCTGCTCGGCAATCTGCTTGGCGGCGGCTGGAACGGCTGGGGCGCGAATCCAGCGACGGCGGCTGCGATGGCTGCGGGGTGCAGCGAGAACATGCCGGTCACGCGCTATGATCTTGATCGTGAGCAGAAGCTGGCTGCGAAGGATGCAGAGATCGCGATGCTCAAGGCCAACACCTACAACGATCAGAAGTCGCTGGAGATGTACGCTTACATCGACGGCCAGCTCAAGGACATCCGCAAGTCGATCTGCGATCAGGCGGTACACAACCAGCGCACCGAGGACAGCTTTGTGCTGGCCCGCCAGGACATCGCGTCCGTAAAGGACGAGCTGCACCGCGAGATCGAGATGGAGGCCGAACGGCGCTGCTGCGGCGACAACTCGATTGTCACCTACGCGAACGCGACCTTTTATCCGAAGCAGGTCGCCGACGTCACCACCGGCACCGCAACAACTGCGCAGACGCTTTACAATCCGCTCCCGAAGTGCGGCTGCTGCAACAAGTAAACGCAAGGGGCGGCAATAGCCGCCCCACCTTAAAAATGGAGGTAACCTTATGGTGACGATAGATCAGGCCATGCGCGGAATTTTGCGTTTTTTTGATACGGTAGCATCTCCACATATGGACGAGGTGCGGTCGTTCGTGGCAGGCGTTGGGCTGTCTTTGCTGGCAGACGGCAGCAAAGAGCAACTGCTTGTGCTGAAAGATAACCCTTGGATCAAAGCGATGCGGATTATGGATGAGCACGGAGATGTTGATATTGACAGACTCTATAATAAGGCAAGGCCACGGCTCGATGGGCGAAAACTCCCGATAAAGATTCCGTTTATCGGCAAGCTAACTTTTGCTGCGGACGACCTCGACAGTCTATACAAATACATTCAGGAGGCGTAAAATGAAGCATTATATCGAAGAACTGAAACGGCAGCTGCATGAGATCATGGAGCGTCCGGTGACGCTGGGGCGCGCGGAAGAAGTTATGGTGTACGCGGACGCCATCTGTGCGCTGCGCCGCATGGACGGGCACGACGAGGCCGAAGGCTTTACCGAGGAAGACGCAAAGGCATGGACGGCCAAGATGGAAAACGAAGACGGCACGACCGGCCCGCACTGGACGATGGGCCAGACGGACGCGGTTGCCAACGTCGCTGGCGTCCATGAGAAGTCCTGCGTCTGGTGGACGGCGATGAACATGATGTACTCGGACTATTACGGCGTAGCTGCCAAGTACGGCCTAGACCGGCCGGAGTTCTATGCCGATCTGGCCAAGGCATTTTTGGACGATAAGGACGCCGGAGGCCCTGAGCAGAAGATCGCAGCGTATTATCACGGGATTGCGAAAGTCTGAACACAATTAGAACACAGTTATCACAGTTGCCATTGATTTTCAACGGTTTTTTTAGAGTTCGAATCTCTCCTACTCCGCCAAAAGCGTCTCGGAAGTTTCCAAACTTCTGAGACGCTTTTTCTATATTTATGCTGATGAAGCGGATAAATTGTACACATATTTACGAAAATCAAAACAATCTGCAAAAAATCGAAGTTAGCAAATACTAGCAAAGAATAGCACGAAAATACACAGGTTTGAACACAGTTTGAACACAGTAAAAGATCACAGTTTCCCCTCCAGCTGTGTGCCTATGCTGTCCACCTTATCCTCGAAAATATCGGTGTAAATATCCATCGTTGTTGACAGCTGCGCGTGGCCGAGAAACTCCTGGATCATTTTTATGTCGAGTCCTGCATCGTAGAGGGCGGAGGCATATCCGTGGCGCACCTCATGCAGCGTGGCCGTAACACCTGTGCGCTTTTGATATTCTTCGTAGCGGTCCTGCACCTTCCAGTCCGGCAGCGGCTTCGCGCCGGCGTCATCGGAAAAAATGTAGCCGTGCTTCCGATCCGGCAGGACTGCGGCCAGCGCGTCCAAGAGCGGAAGATCCCGGATGCCTGCCTCCGTTTTGGGGTCTTTGGTATGCGGCGTGGTGCTGATGTCATAGACATTCCGCCGGACATAGATGCGCTTTTTCTTGCGGTCGATGTCCTCATAGCGCAGGCCGCGAACCTCTCCGCGCCGGAGGCCAGTGTAATAGACCACGAACGGAAACAGGCCGAATTTATCATTGACGCTGTCCTTGATGAGCTGGATCTGCGCACGGCTGGGAGCGTGGCGCTTTTTCTGCGGCAGATTTTTGGGGAGCAGCACAGCTTCTGCCGGGTTGTACTCGATGTAGCCCTCGCGCTGGGCCTTGTTGAGAATCTGGCGGATGATCTGCCGCTGCGTGGCAACGGTCTTTTTCGCGCGCGTCTTGGCAAACTGATTGACGTAGTTTTCCACGTCCTTCGCCTTGACTGATGCAACGTCCATCTCGCCAAACTCCGCAATAGCGCGGTTGTATGCGGGGGTATAATTTTTCAGGCTGTTCGGCGCGAGCGTCGGCTCGATCTCGTTCCACCACTTTTCCGCCACGGCCTTAAAGCTCACCGTCTTCCCAGCGAAAAGATCGTCCTTGTATGCCTTGACCTTGTTCCACACCTCGCGGTCAGTCTTGCCCCGGAATGCCTTGCGCTTGCCGTTGATCTTGATGATTGTCTCGTGCAGGCCATCCGGGCGCACATAGTATTTCGGGATCGCCACGTTCTCCCCTCCCTATATGGTAAATGGGTGCTGCATCAGCGCCGCGAGCTGATCGCGAATCCAACCGACGTTCGGATTCAGTACGTCATAGAGCAGGGCGATCAGCGCGAGGAAAACCATAACCAGCAGCACCGCCGTCACAAAGCGGTGCATTCTCATCGACTTTTTGCAGGTCGCAAGGTGCGCGTTCAGCCCATCCATGCCATCATGCAGCGCCCTGTTTTCGGCTTCCAGCGCATGGAGCTGTTCCAGCAGCGCCGCGTCAGGCTGCGGCGTCTCCGGCGTCAGGCCGATGCAGGCATCGACCGACACGCCGAGTTCTTTGCAGATCGCAAGCACGGTTTCGGCGGAAGCGTTCGGTGCTTCTCCGCGCAGGAACTGCGCAACCGTTGTGGTCGATTTTCCGATCTTTTCCGCTAAGTCCTGATTGGTCATCCGCGGGATTGTGTTCTCCTTCTTTTCTCGACAAATTTCGTACAATTCCTGCATCCAAAACCAGATTCCTTTCCCGAAAAGTGTAATTCTGTGTTCAAATAACAAGGCTTCTTTCTCGACAAGGCTGCCCAAAACGTGGTAGGCTAGTCCTGCAAGCAGCTCCCACACGCTTGCAGCGGCCAAAAAGCCCCGCCGTCGATGGGATGATCGACGACGGGGCAATCCCATCACAACTGTATAGTCCACTCGCCCACTGCCTTAACAACAAGGAGCACTGGCGATCCAGAAATCATGACCGTTCCATCATAAGACTCTGTTGTATTTACGAGCAAGTCATTATTGACACCGTATGTCCATACTGCGAAATGATGCTCACTGGAATTTCCAGTTATATGCGCGGTTGTTCCGTGACTCTTAATCAATAGAACAGCATCGCCATATCCGGAATAATTACTATCTGCACTAATACTGCCTGTGTCATAAATGGATCGCAGTTCGATTTTCCAACTGCCACTAGCCTTTACCTCGATCGTCGAAACATCGTAGCTTGGATCTATCGTAAATCCGCTATACGGATCAGTTGTATTAACCAAAAGTTCTCCATACTCGCCAGCCGAATTGTATGTAGTCACCGCAAAATGTTCTGAGCTGCTATTTCCAGTGATATAAAACGCAAATGGATAAGATGGCGTGTTGATTGACAGAACATCATCCCCATAGCCATCAAACGTTTGCGGAGCCGGGATATCGACCGGAATCCTCACTTCACCTTGAGACTGTCGAGCGTTTTGATCAGTTTCTGCTTGAATAGATGGCGCATTGAGCGGTATTTCCGAAACATTCGGTTTGGTATTTAGCTGCACTGCTCCAATTATACTGCCAACGATTGGAACCAACGCAAGAACGGCGATTACCAAAAACAGCGGTATTTGATAAAGCTTCCTGGCTGATACTGTCTTGCACCATTTTGCTGTTCGGACAACACCTATCAGCGGCAAAACGATCCCCAGCAAGTATATGCGAAATATCAGCATAACCAAGCCAACAACAATCAAGACTACGGACGAAGATACCTTTTTCGCACTGCTGCTGTCATTTGTGCTCATACATCAATCCTCCAATAAAGCTATTCTGGGAAACTGCTGATTTGTGCGATATAATATACATGACCGTTGGGCAAAGGAAAATGAAAAAGAAAGGAACGCTTTGGTATGACTGAACTGCTGAAAGAATTGATGTCGCTGACACCAGAAGGAATTAGCCGTCTTGCCGGGTATATCGCTGCCTTAAAAACGCGAGATAAGACCGAGCCTCAGCCTGAGCGTCGGGCGGAAGTTCCATAAACTCTTTCGCAACTTTATAGACCTCATCGGGTACTCCGGTGGGGTTTTCTTTTTTTATATCGCCATCTTCAATTAAATAATCAACGGTGACGTCGAAATAGTCGGCGATCATCTTCCAGATTTTCATTCCCGGATCATACTTCCCGGTTTCATATCCCGATATCGCCGCTTGCGACAGATTAAGTGCTTCAGCGAGTTCCTTTTGGTTAAGTCCCTTGCTCAGCCGCACTTGTTTAAGACGATTCACTGGCCTCACCTCGTTTATATTATATCAGCCAATTTTATTTTTCCTACGAAATATAAAGAAAATTTATAAAATTTGATTTTTGCTATTGACATATCAATATACTTGATATATAATCCAGAATATCAACAACGCTTATATTTTACAAGAAACGGAGTGATTAAAATTAACGGCATCAAATGCAAACGAGTCGAAGCAGGTTTGTCTCAGAAACAACTCGCCGACATCATGGGTGTAACACAGGCGGCAATTGCCAATTGGGAAACCGGCGGCGTGTATCCTCGCGCCTCGCAGCTCCCGGCGCTGGCCGAGGCGCTGAACTGCACCATCGACGATCTTTACAACGGCGGGAAGGAGGCGGACGGATGACGGACGCAAGATTACGGCGCAAGGTCATGAGTCTAGAGCGGCAGGTCGCCGAACTGACGGAGCGGCTGAACGCGCAGCGCGGGCCTTGCAGGGTGAACATCTCCGCCAGTTCGGTTGACCTCGACGAAATCATTCAGATTGTTGCTCGAAATAATCCGCGAGCCACTGATGATAGGCCGCCAGATACCCCAGCGCCATAACATTTGCGGCATGGAGTGTGTCCTCCGCAATCGAGGACGCAAACGCCGAAACGTTCTCAGGTGACATTTGGTCGATCTGATACAGATGCTTAATTGATGCAAGTTTTTTCAGGTCTGGTTCAGTTGCCCTGAGATACGCTTGAAATTCTGCAAAGTCTGGAAAAGTCATTGTTTTTCACCTCCTGCACCTAACGGTAACACGAGTGGTGGAAAACATCAAGAAGGAGAAGAACATGAACGAGCGAGAGAAAGAGGAACGTCAATACCATGTCGGCGTGGCGATCAAGCTGGTTTTGCTGGCGCTTGCGCTGCTTGGGTGGATCATTGAGCTGAAAAAGCTCGGTGCATTTTGAGAAAGGAGACAGCTATGCGAGAAACCGAAGGCTTCCGGCCACAGTTGGAGCTGCTGGTCGAAATGTTCCCGGCGCGAGCCGCGATCACCGTCAACGAGTGTCAGGCAGCGCTTGGGCTGGACCGGCGGACGCTTCTGGCTGACCGGGCATTTCCGGCCAAGAAGATCGGCGGGAAATACAGCGTGTCGCTGACCGAACTGGCCAGATGGATGACAAAAAAATAGCGGATCATTTGGTCACTGATATTATCCCACCAAAGGAGTGAGAAATCCATGCAGGAAGAATACATCAATATCTGCGCCGCGTGTCGGAAACGTGCACAATTGACGCAGGAGCATTGGGCGGAGGTGCTGCGCGTGTCGGTAGAGACGGTCAAGGCCTGGGAGGGCAACCGCCGCATCCCGGACAATTATCACGTTTGTCTGATGGTCACCGCCTGCGGCGACACTTGGTTCGCATACAAGCACCTGCTGCAGACGTCAGACAGCCTGAACGTGCTGCCGGATACAAAGCGTCAGCCGCTGCCACTGGCCGTGATCCAGCTGGTCAACCGCATCATCGGCTTTGCCGACCGGACCCGCGACAAGGAGCTGCTGCGCATCGCCGAGGACGGCGTGATCGACACCGCCGAGCGGCCGGCCTACGACCAGATCGTGAACGAGCTGAACGATATCATCGCGGCGGCCTACACGCTGCGCTATGCGGAGGATTCGGAATGAAAAGGGCAGAAAAAAAGAGCCGCCCGGCTGCTGCGAACAACCGAGCGACTGCGTATCCCGTGAACGAGACACTTGAAAGCATCTTCAGTATATCATCAGAATGTTTGTTTTGCAAGGGGGTGAATCGATTTTGAGCGAAGATTTTCGCGCCTTCTGGTCGGTCATCCCGGCCACGGTGCTGGATGATATGTCCATCCCGGCCAATGCGAAGATTCTCTATGGGGTACTGTCGTCGCTGATGCGGCGCGAGGGCTACTGCTGGCCCAGCAATGCGCAGCTCGCCGAGGCGATGCACTGCTCCGAGGACGTGGTCAAACGATGGGTGTCGGCGCTGGCCGAGGCCGGACACATCCGCGTCCGCATCGAGCCGAACCGCAAGGTCGGCGGCAAGATCCGCTATATCTCGCCAGTGCTGGCAGAGCCGTCCATCACGCCCTCGCAGAATGGGTACGGGGACGAATGTCCCGGTACGTACGGGGATAAACTTCCCCGGGTAGGGGGACAAACTTCCCCGTCTATATATAAGGATGGATATAAAAAAGAGAATAAAAAGAAAAAGGAAAAAGAAAAGCCGCAATCGGCTGACGCCGTTGCGTCCGCGCTCCTGTATAAATGCGAGGTGAACGGTCAGCCGCTGGTGGATGCCATGCAGCGGTTTTTGCAGATGCGCGTTGAGATCAAAAAGCCGGTCAAGTCCATGCAGGCTGCTGCCATGCTTTGGAACAAGCTCGTCAAGCTGTCTGCCGGAGACCCGGCGTACATGGTGGCCATGCTGGATAAGGCGACTGAGCGGCAATGGCTGAGTCTGTTCCCGCTGAAGGATGACGAGCTGCCGCAGCGCAGACAGACCGTCTCCGCCGACAATGCCGGGCGCGTGGATCTCAGCGGCGTGGAGTTTGTGTGATGGCCAGCAAACAAGACGCGCTGATCAGCGCACAGACCTCCGTCCTCGGCTCGATGATCATCGATTCGCGCTGCGTCCCTGTCGTGATGGAGACGATCAAGGAGGACTATTTCACGGTCGGCCAGTATCGGACGATCTTCAATGCGATCCGTGCGCTGGCTGGCGAGGGACGTCCGATCGATGCCGTGACGGTGCTCGACCGGGCCGGAAAAGCCTACGCCGACCTGATCGGCCAGATCATCACGGTCACGCCGACCGCCGCCAATGTCCGCGAGTATTGCCGTATCCTGCGGAGCGAGGCCCGCTTGCAGCTGCTCAAGGACGCAGCCGGCGCAATGCTCGACGCGGAGGACGAAGACGAGATCCGCACGGCGCTGGATCAGGTCAACCGCATCATGGTCGACAAGCCTGGCATCCGAGCCATGAATATGGCGCAGGCCCTGGAAGATTTCTACCGGCGGCACGATCCATCCGTCAAGCCGGACTTCCTGCCATGGAAGTTTGCCAAACTCAACAAATACCTCCGGACGGAGCCGGGGGACCTCATCTACATCGGCGGCTATCCCTCGGACGGCAAGACCACGCTGGCTCTGCACACGGCCCGAGAGCAGGCAAAAACCAAAAAGGTCGGGTTCTTCAGCTATGAAACAAACTGCGGGAAGCTGGCAGATGCGATGGTCTGCGCTGCCGCGCAGATCGGCCTGCCAACCATCCAACTCAACAAACTCGGCGAAAACGAGTGGGACGAACTGGCCTACATTTCCACAGATTTCACGGGCCGTAATCTCGACATCATCGAGGCTGCCGGCATGACGGTCACGGACATCCGCCTCTACACAATGGCTCACCACTACGACGTGATCTACATCGACTATGTCCAGCTCATTCCAGCCAGCGGAAAAAGCCGATGGGAACAGGAGGATTTCCAGCGGGTCAGCGCCAACAGCCGCGCGCTCAAGCTCTTCGGCCTCCAGTGCGGTGTGACGATCGTGGCGCTCAGCCAGATGACGAGGCCGCAGCGCAACAAGGACGGCATGATCCCGCCGCCGACAATGTCCAGCCTCCGCAGCACTGGCCAGATTGAGCAGGACGCGGACGCTGTCCTCCTGATGTTCCGCGAGGATCAAAAGGCAAAGGATGCCGACCGCATCATCACCTTCGGCAAGATCAAGACCGGCGCAGCCGGCGGTTCATTCAAGCTCCATTTCGACGGCGAAATGCAGACGTTCAGCGACAAGCCGAACGAGCGCAAGCAGCGCCGCGAGGAAGTGCAGCGGCAGACAAAAATACAAGAATTCCGGGAACTTCCAAAAAGCGAACCGCTCCCGGATGATTTTCCGTTTGAACGAAAGGAAGAAAGCACATGAAAGCAATCGCAATTTTGAATCTGAAAGGCGGCGTCGGAAAGACCGTCACTGCCGTCAACATGGCCCACATCCTGGCCGCCGATCACAAACAGCGTGTGCTCCTGGTTGACTGCGACAGCCAGTGCAACGCGACGGAGTTCTTCGGTGTGCGGCCCGGAATTGGAACGGTCACGCTGGCCGACATTCTGCGCGGCGACTTCGAACCGTACGTCTCGGAGCTGGTCACCGGAACGGATTATCCTGGCGTCGACGTGATCCCCGGCTCCGATGAGCTGATGGACATGGATATGTCCCAAATCACGAGTCAGCGCGTCAACGGCCGTGTCCTCGCGGATCTGTGCTGCACGATCGGTGAGGATGACGAGTACGACTACGTCCTGTTCGACTGCCCGCCGGCCTTTAATGCAGCGAGCGCCGCGGCGCTTTTGGCTGCGGATGAAGTTATCATCCCGATCAAGCTCGACGCCTTTTCCATCCGGGGGCTGGCCAATGTCAGCCGACAGATCGACAATATGCAGCGCATCAATCCCAAGATCCGCGTTGCCGGGGCGCTCATCACGATGTGGCGCAACGTGCCCGTCGTGCTGGAGGCCGAGGGCAGTCTCCGCGACTGCGGCCTGCTGCCGGTATTCCAGACGGTCATTCGCCGTACCGACAAGGTCGACGAGATGACCTTCGAGCGCAAGCCAATCGCCATCTATTCTCCGCGCAGCGCCGCCGGCTATGATTACCGAAGCTTTGTGCAGGAGTATTTGGAACCGCCCGTCACAATGGACGATATGCTGAGAGGAGGCGCTGACCGTGCCGTTTGATGTGAGTCGCATTTTGCAGGATTCCGTACCTGCGAAAGAAATGACGTCGCCTGAAAATGGGCCGAGGACAGCCGAAACGATCGGCAGCGAGATCCGCTATCTGTCCCATCAGGCCAAGTGCATGACGGTCTGGTTCGGAGTGGAGATCGGCAAGCGCCTTGCCGAGGCGAAGGCCATGGTCGGACACGGCGGCTGGCTGGATTTCCTGAAAAACGAAACGGAGTTTTCAAAATCTTCCGCTGCGAGATTTATGCAGATTGCCAAGGAATATGGCAACAATTCAAATTTCCCAACGTTGGGAAATTTGAGCGTGTCGAACGCTTTACAGCTGCTCGCGGTGCCCGCCGAAGAGCGTGAAGAGTTCGCCGAGGCGGTCGATGCGGAGAATCTTTCCGCCCGCGAGCTGGAACAGGCTATCCGGGAGCGCGACGAGGCACGGAAGCAGCTGGAGGCCGAGCGCGCGGCCAGTGAGGGCACGGCGCTCAAGCTGGCCGACATCACCTCCGCCCTCGATGCGGAAAAAGAAAAGACGGCAGCGCTCAGGGAACGCACCGACGCGCAGGCCGCGAAGATCACGGAACTGGAAAACCGGCCGGTCGAGGTCGCCGTGCAGGCGGCAGACCCGGCGGAGATTGAAAAGGCCGTTGCGGATGCGCTGGCCGAGGCGGAGAAAAAGCACAAGGCCGACGTCGCTGCATTGGAAAAGCGCCGCAGGGAGGCCGAGAAGAAGCAGGCGGAGCTTCAGGCCGAGGCTGCAAAGGCTATGGCTGATCTGAAAAACAGCACGGGCCGCGCAGACGAACTGACGCACCGCGTCGAGACGCTGCAGGCCGAACTTGAGGCTGCAAAGGCAAACGCCGAGAAGCTTCAGAAGGCAGGGGCGATCCAGTCGGACGCGGACATTGCCGTCTTTCAGAGCTTCTTTCAGGCGGTACAGGAAAACTTTAACCGCGCCTGCGGCCTGATGCAGAAGGTCAAGACTCGCGACGCGGAGAAGGCCGCGAAGCTGGCCCGGTTCAGCCGGGACGCGCTGGCCAAGATGGCGGCGCTGGTCGAAAAGGCTGGCTGCTCCGGAACGACGACCGGCGGCATTACAGAGAGAAACATAGCTTTTACCACGACGAAAATTACATGAGGGTGGTGATCTCGGATGAAGCCGCCATGTGAGAGGGACTGCCCGAGACGGACAGTGGGATGCCACACCAAGTGTGCGCCTTATCTGGAATACGAGGAAGCGAAACAGGCGGAATATCGGGCGAGAGAAGTTGAACGGAGCCGCGACGCCTACACTGCGGACGCGAAGAAACGGTGTAAGAGTGTGGAGAGATTACGGAAAGCGGGGTTGCTGAAATGAATCGGATTGCGCGGGTATTCCCAAGAAAGACGGCTGCATCGCCTACGGATACGCTAGCGTTCTTCGGTGCACCGACAATCGAGAATATCGCAGATTGTATCAAGGCTGAAGTTGAAGCGGTGCACATCTCTACAACCTTCACATGGGACATTCCACGTGCAGAAGATCTTTACTATGCGTGGCAAATCATCGGCGTGCCAGTTGAAGTAGGCGGCCCGGCATTTGATGACCGCATGGGTGATTTCACGCCGGGAATGTATCTCCGAGACGGCTATATCTTCACGTCGCGCGGCTGTATGAAGGAATGTTGGTTCTGCTCGGTTCCGCGCTGCGCACATGGCGTGATTCGAGAACTGCCGATCGTGAACGGATGGAACATCCTCGACGACAACATTCTCGGAACGTCTGAACACCATTCCCGGGCGGTCTGCGAAATGCTCAAGAGGCAGGAGCATCCGGCGATCTTCACCGGAGGACTGGAACCGTCCTTGCTTCAACAATGGCAGGCGGATTTGCTGCGGGAGGTAAAACCAAAGCGGCTTTACACAGCATACGACACAAAGGATGATCTGGAACCTCTGGTTGCGATGGGGCGAAAGCTACGCCTTGCGGGGTTCCGGCCAAAGAGCCACACCATGTGCTGCTATGTTCTTGTTGGATATGATGGGGACAGTTTTGAGGACGCGGAGTTGCGGCTGACACAGACCATGCAGGCCGGATTTGTACCATACGCAATGCTTTTTCGGGATGAAGAAGGAAAAACGGACGCCGCGTGGCGGAGGTTTCAACGTGAATGGTGCAGGCCGATTATCACAGGGAAGAAATTCAACGAATTTTGGCAGGAGGATCTGTAATGGACTTGGAACAGAGCGCGTTTGAGGCGCTGCGGTTTGCGTCGGCGCAGAGCTTGAAGCTCTACAAGCAGCCGCTTGTGATTACATACTCGGGTGGAAAGGACAGCGACGTGCTGCTCCGGCTGGCGATCAACAGCGGTATTCCGTTCGAGGCTTTGCATTCCTTGACCACGGCAGATGCGCCGGAAACGGTCTACCATGTGTGGGACACCTTCCGTCGACTGGAAGAAAAGGGCGTAAAGTGCGCTATCGACGCGCACGTCTAGCCGGACGGGAAGCGCGTTACCATGTGGAATCTGATCCCCCAGAAGCTCATGCCGCCGACACGTCTTGTCCGCTACTGCTGCGCGATTCTCAAAGAGGGCGGCGGGAAAGGTCGGTTTATCGCCACCGGCGTTCGGTGGGCAGAATCTCAAAAGCGAAAATCACGCGGTTTGATCGAAGTACAGAACAAAGACGTTAGGAAACGGCTGACCCTGATGAACGACAACGATGAAACACGGATGCAGTTTGAAAATTGCAGGATGAAAGGCAAACGTGTCGTAAATCCGATTATTGGATGGGGCAACAGGGAGGTGTGGGACTACGCGGAGACTGAGAAGATCTGCATGAATCCGCTTTATAGGCTCGGGTTCATCCGAGTTGGGTGCATCGGCTGCTCAATGGCTGGGAAATGCCGAAAGATGGAGTTTGCGATGTACCCGAAGATCAGGCTGGCGTATATCCGGGCGTTTGACCGTATGTTGATTGAACGTAAAATACGATGTTTGCAAACATACGGCATGGAAAACGGTTTGGATGTTTTCAACTGGTGGATGGAAAACGGCGTATTGCCGGGACAGGAAGTATTAGAAGAATTTCGGGAGGATTTGCTATGATGAATTTGAAACCGGAAGAACTGATCAGGGAGGCCATGAGGGCAAATCCTGAAGAAGGGATCAAGGAACTGCGGAAAAGCAGCGAGAGTACAACAACGTGCTGCTGTGCGGTACAGACCACAAACGAGTGGTACAAGCTCTTGATGCGGGAGGCCGCCGACCAGATCGAGCGCGACCAGAAGGAGATTGCCGAGCTGAAAGCGAAGGTGGAGCAGTATCGGGCGCTCATCCCGTCGTGGGTGATTCCGATGACACCAAAAGAGGACACACCATGAAAATCTACATAGCCGGGAAGATCACCGGCGACCCGGCTTACCGGGCGAAATTTGCAGACGCACAGCGTCAGATCGAGGCGCAGGGGCATATCGTGCTCAATCCGGCCACGCTGCCGGAGGGCATGGAACCGAAGGACTATATGCGCATCTGCTTCGCCATGATCGATGCCGCGGATGAGCTTTGGGAGCTTCCGACCGCATGGGCAAGCAAAGGCGCGATGCTGGAAGAGGCTTACTGCGATTATTGCGGGAAAACTGTGAGGCCGCTGATCATTATGCCTTGGTTTGATGAGAACGTATGGAGGGAGTGTTGAGGATGGAACGGATGACGAGCTGGAACGGTGACAGTGTGCTGGTAAATGGGCATAAGCTGGCAGACGTAACATTACCTGACATCGTTCAGATGGCAGATCTTCTTGCGCGCTATGAGGATGCGAATAGCACGATGATGCGCATCCGGCCGGGCGATACGGTTTGGCTATCTCAGATGTTTTACACGCGCCCCAAAAAGCCGCTCCCGGTCACAGTGGATGCCATACGGATTGACCGGGTGGGCGTGATGTTTATCACGGAGAGACGGAGATTTTCGGAGGAAGCGATTGGAAAGACCGTGTTTCTTTCCAAAGAGGAAGCGGAAAAGGCTTTGCAGGAAATGGAGGAACGAGGATGGAACGGCTGACCTTTGAGGGAAACTTCTGCGATATTGCGCGGTGCGGGTATCCAACGTGCCCATACAAGGATGGTTGCAGCCAAAAGCAGGTCTGGGAGCGGCTCAAACGGTATGAGGATACCAAACGGACACCGGAGCAGATCGAGGCATTGGAAGCGGCAATCATGGGCAAGGCAGTCGCACAGATTACGGAGTTCGAGGGCCTGCCGATTGCCCGCCTGCGGGAGCTGGCCGTGGCCGATCAGGAGGGGCGCGTGGTAGTGCTGCCGTGCAAGGTGGGCGATACGGTTTATCGGCTGCAATACATCGAGCAAACGCCGAGACGCATTACAGTTGGCGTTGTTCCTATCAAGTTCGCTCTTATCTGGCTAGAGGAATTCGGCAAAACCGTATTCCTGACCCGCGAAGAAGCTGAAAAGGCGCTGGCGGAAGTGGAGGGCAAGAAGGATGGCTGACACATATTGTACGGCATTTATGGAGGACTTGTCGCCGGAAAAGCAGGCCGAGGGATTGGGTGTTCAGGCTGCGGTGGTGCTGGGAGAATGCTTTCACTGCGAGCACTATGCACGATGCTCTGCGGATGAGACGTTTGTGTTCCCAGCAAATGCCGCCTGCATGGTGCGCAAGGATATGGTTTTGAAGGAATGGGGATTGGAGGGAAAGAAGGATGATTAAATGCGACTATTGCGGTGGAAAAGACAATAGCTTCGTGCCGATGAATCAAGCCAAAGAATACAGCGGCATTGAAATGGCCCTGAATCGGCAAGGGATGCTCCGCGTCCGAGCTGGGTGCGCTCCAAACGGCGACTTTAAGACACAGGACATCGTAAACATTCGGTACTGCCCGATGTGCGGACGGAATTTTGGGTGGAGGGAATGAAAATGATCCTTGATATTTTGAATCTGCTGGCGCTGATCGAGTGGATCGCGCTGGGCGTTGTTGTCTGGCTCAAGGCGCGGAGCCTGTATCGCCGCTCGAAAGCGGTGCTGGACGCGCTGCAATCGGAAGAAACGGAGGTTTATGAAGATGACGCGGAAGAGATGCTGTAAATTGCTGATGGCCTGCGGAGCCACCAGGAACGAAGCAAACCAAGCTATGCGCTTTGCGCACAAAGTGTACAATTGCACAAACTACGAATGTCTCTACCTCGCATTGAAGCCGCTGCTGTACTTGCAAACCCTTCGCAACCGACCTAGCGTTCCCGACACAGTGCTTAAAGCATTTGGTATCAATCCGGATGAACTATAAATGATTTGGACTTTTGCCCGCGCGGGATGCCATTGCCGTGGCGGGGAGGATCAGCCGGATGATATAGCCAGCCCGGATCTCCGGGCTGGCACACAAAGAAAGGGATGATAACATCAGTAGAGTGATAGAGCTTCAGGCCGGGACGCGGTTCCGAGCCATTGAGCTGGCCGCGGCTCCGCAGCAAAAGCGGACACGGGCGTCGCGGCAATTTGAGACGAGCCTTGTACGGGAGGCCGTGAACATTAAGACCGCCTGCATGCGGTTGGAATTTCTGCTTTATGCAAACTTTGCACTGGATGATTGGTTCGTGACGTTGACCTATGACGAGGCCTTCCTTCCACCGAACTATGAGACGGCTCGGAAGAATCAGCCGGCCTACTTCCGCAGGCTGCGGCAGGCGCGCCGGGCGGAGGATCTCCCGTTTGATTATGTGTACGTCATGGAGGGTCTGCACGGAGATCATCGCATCCATCACCACTTCGTGACCAAACGCGCGCCGGGCAACGACATCGCATTATTCCGCGAGCTGTGGGGCAAGGGCTTTGTCGATGTGCAGACCATTGAGGAGTTCGGCGGCTATCGTGCCGTCGCGCAGTACATGACCAAGGAGCCGCGCAAGACCGGCAAACTCCGGGTTGGCGCTCGGATGTGGACACCAAGTATCGGGCTGGTACAGCCGGAGCGGCACGACATCGAGCTTGCACCGGGCGAGCACTACTCACCGCCGCCGGGCGCTTCGGCCTTCGAAGGTGGAAAGTTTCCGGAACGCATCGAGAACTGCTACGGAACCTTTGTGACCTACGATTTCGAAATCCCGGCTTTGCAAACTTAATATCTATATTTTGACTTGAAACAATATATAAATACTGGGAAGGAGCGACAAAAGGACTTGCAATCTGAGAAACGGCGTGATATACTGTTAGTGTCAGCAGACGGGAAGTTGATTTGCCCGTTGTGCGGGCGGCCGACGCAGCAGCGTGTGCGGCCGACGACCGTGCTGACAGACTTCCCGCTGTACTGCAAACTGTGCAAGCGAGAGTCGATCGTGAATATGAGCCAGAGCCAAAACCATCGAGTTAGTGCCAGCGCCAAATGATTTGACCGTGAAAACGGAGAATCGTTTGGCGCTTTTGTTTTGCACCCGAGGTGATAGCCGGATGGCACGAGCGCCATGATCTCCGTCGTGAGGTCATGGCGCTTTTTGTTTGTCCATGGATTACAAAAGCAAACGCTGGCTGCACCTGCGCGACGCGGTGCTCCGGCGTGACAAGTCCCGATGCCGAGAGGCCGCAAGGTTCGGCAGGAACGAGCTGGCGACCGTTGCCCACCACGTCTACCCGGTGGAAGATTTCCCCGGCTGGCAATGGTGCGGCTGGAATCTGATCGCTGTGAGTCAGGCAGCGCACAACAGCTTCCACGACCGCGTGACCGGCAAGCTGACCGATCGCGGCCTCGCGTGGCAGCGGCGAGTGATCCCCCCTCCCAACGCGCCGCCGCCGTTCTGACCAAAGCAC